TTGCTTGACCGCGGCTTAGAAATAAAATCACTTAGAGTAAGTTTCTGAATAGTTGGATCCAGTGTCCAAGTAGTTAGATTGCCTTCACTGTTTATATAGTATTCCTGTTCAGCAATAGGTGTAGTTTCTGCATACTTTGCTAATTTGTAAAAGTCACTGTTGCTTAAAACTTCTGCACTACGCAGCACATCATCCATGCTGTTCCATTGTGCTAGAATGTTGTTTCTAGTTTCTACAGTTTCTTGATCAATTTCATTCATAATTTCTTTCCTCTATTTTTATTTTTTGTAATTCTCTTATACTGGTGGTATTAAGCCAATCTATATACACAGGCTGTCCTGCTCTTTTACCTGTTTTTTGTAAACATTGACTACAGCACAGCGCAGGGTTACCATGACTATTGGTCAATGCCCAATTGATGTGCATTTGATGTTTGCGGTGTTGATTATATCTTTTAGGTGTCATTGAGTTTTACCATTTGCTGTTGATTAAATTCTTCCCACGCATATTCTATTTCCACATTGGCAATAGGTATGTTGATTCTATTAGCAAATAATTCTGCTGTGGCAGTATCAAGCCAATCACTGCTATAAGTCTGTGATTGTGCTATTTCTTTTTGCATTCTTTGCCTATGTTGCTTTCTTTGCCGTTCATCTGCTAGAAACTTTTTACGCCATTGGGCATTGGTTAATTTAGACATTAATCAAATTCCTCAACTACTGTTTCTGTTTCATTACGCCATTGGCCTTGTGCAATGTAATAATGTTTTTGTGCAGAACTTAATCCTTCACTGTATAGATCTAGATCATAGGTTTTAGATCCTAACCAAACACGCACATGTGCTCCATGGTCATCTGCCCAAAGCAGCGCAACAGTTTTTGCTACCACAGGCATGTTTTTAGGAACACCAAGTTGATAGGTTGTGCTGTTTTTCAATTTACCTATATACGCACTATCACGATCTGGCAACTCGCTCATAAAATTTAATGCTTGTGTATAACCTTCCCATTGCTTGTATTCTTCTGACAAATTACTTAATAATTCTCGCTTGCGACTGTAGCAGGTTAAATTGCTGGTATACTGAGTTTGAGTGCCATCTTCTTTAATGATGCTGAATTTAAGTTTGCGGCGGTCTGGATGTTTGCGGTCTCCGGCGCAGAGCGAAACGGTTATTATTCTAATTGGGATTGACGCCACAGGCAGAGCCGTAGGCGATAAATTTGTTCTTTCGCTTTCTTGAGCGGAAGACGTATAAGATTTAAGATTTAAAATATTTGATACTTTATTACTTAATATATTAATATTACTTTCGCTCTGATGATCAGAGATATTTTGTGGTATGTTGTGCATATTGCCTCCTAATGTTTTATAATAGCATAAAAAACCGCATTGTCAACGGTTTTTTGCAAAATGTGGTAAATATATTTGTAGCGGTAATGTTCACATACTTTCATTATCTTGCCATAATGCATACTTAAGACCTCCTAAATTCTTATAGAGCATTACCGCTACAATATAAAATAAGAATAAGATTTTTTGCCATCTCTTATTACTTCCTCAGCCCCTCAGGTTCTCTGGGGGGCTTTTTTATTACTTGAGAAAGTTCTCTGCGTAAACCTGCAGAAACTGTTCCATATCTAATTCATTAACTACAATTGGTTTTGAATCAGCATCAATAATATTATCTTTCTTAACGCGAATGTTGCCTTTTAAGATAATAGTTTTCTTTCCCTTATATTCTTTGAAACGATCAATTACTTTCATCCAGTTTTGATAATTGTAGTTTTCTTCACTGGCATAGGTTCTAAAATAGTTACCAGTGATATTGTCTACCATTTCAATATCATAATATGCTTCTTGGTTCTTAGTGCTGTATTTGCGATCAATATTGATAACACAAGCTGTATCGATAATCTTAGTCATTGTTTTGTTCTTTGCCATCTTCATTTGCCTCCTGAGAAAATTTGCAATGCTGTGCAATATATTTGTAACGCCAAGTTCCATATTCTGGATGCTGTGGCATCAGCCAACCTTTGTGACTGGGTTCAATTAGACGTTCACGCCAATTTACTTCTGCTACTTTACTATGAGCATTGTGCCCGTAATTGTCTTTCTCAAACCTGTAACTACCATGGGTCTGCAGTCTTATTAATACAGTAAGTGGATGTAGATCTAATTCTTCGGCAATTTCATAGCGTGTCTTGCCGGTCATAATTTCAATAAGGGTGGGACGCTTGCGGCGTTGATAAGGTGTGCCAAAGTTCATTACACGCATACGAATTGCGTCAGCACCTACACCTTCCATTGCTGCAAAATCAGCAATGTGCATACCATATTTCTGTTCGAATCTGGTATTCTTTCTTTTTTTTCTTTCTGACATATAACCTCCTGTGTTTTACTATAACACATAAGTTATTTATGTCAATTGTTATTTATCAGTAGGAAATGATTGGTTTTTGACTTATTTGTCTAATTCACGACGAACCCATGCTAGTGCAGAGGGACCACCCCAAAGATAGTAAGCCATTATGGCTTTGCTGTTTTTGATATTCTTACCTTGGCGGCGTGCATCATCATAATCAAATTTGGCTCGCATAAGGTAACTATACATGCGTTCTAAGGTATTGGTGCTGACATCTGCGCCGCGTGCTAGATCGCGTGCTCGCGCAATGCCCACAGGTGTGCCTGCTCGCAGATAAGGTGATACTTCACTTCTAGCATCTAGCGCACTTTGTGCTGCGTCTTGCACAGTTTTAGGTGGGACTGCCATTACATTATTCCACTTACTACTATGCCCACTAGTGTGGTAACTACTAGACCAACTACTAACCAAAGACGCTCATCTAATCTATCAAAGCGTTTGTCAAAGACTTCTTTGGTATCTTTGAGTTCTAGACTTAGATTGTCAATATCCTCTGCAATATGTGCAAGATGATTTTCTTTAATGATGCGTATCTCATTGTGCAGATCATTTAACTGCAATTGATGCTCACTGCTAAGTGTCTTAGGTTTCATTTGGTGCTCTCTTATTTTTCTTATTCAATAGGATCATTAGAGCACGCACACTCAAATCAGGTTTTTGAGCATGTAGTTCTTCTAATCTTGCAGCATCTTCTTCACTGAGGCTGTTTAATAAATCTTCATAAGTCATAACTATTCCTTATTCTTGCTTACTTCTAATTTCACTAAGTTCACGTCTACTTTGTTGTATGAGGCAAGGCTTTGGTGTGCCATTTACACCATAACTGGGCGTGCTCCACAACCATTCATATTCACCTTCATCTCTAGTTTTGCATAACTTTTTTAGTTTGCGTCTATTGAGATTAAACACATAAACACGGGCTTTGTATTTGCCCAAGGGTAATATTTCCTTAGTCTTAACTATGTCTATGAGGTCTTTTTGCCAAGCGGCATAACTCCAAGGACAGTCTTGACGTATTCTATAGAAATATTCTGCCCAATCAGCGTGAGGGTCTTGGTCTTGGTTTTGGTTTTGGTTTTCCACGACCGCGTCCTTTTGCCATTTTTGCTGTGTAAAGATCTCTTACACCTTGACTTGTAGTTGCCATGTTATTTCCCCTTTTTTGGTTTGTAGCCAGCAGCATATGCTGCACGGCCCTGTCTTGCTGCTTGCGCCTTTGTAGGATAAGTTTTACCACTTGACCCCCATTTGTATCCACCTGGTGTTTTTTGCACTGGCATTTTATTTCTTCCCGTTATAATATTCTGTTAGTTCAGTATTATGTTCTAGTGCTGTGATAGGAATCCATTGACTACCATCCCAACGCCAAAATTGATTAAAAATATCTCTGTCATCTGGTGGTGTTAAAACAGTTGTATAGCCCCAATCCGGGTCACTGGTATCATCTGTTGCTCCACCATATACACCTGTGGTTTTGAGATACATTTGATAATATTGACTCATCTTAACCTTCCATATTGCTGAATGAACTTAGTTGGAAATTAGCAGCAAAGTCACCACTATCACCAGTGCCTGGCACAGTGGTTACGCTAATATGTGTATTTGCAGTTCCGCTGGGTAGTGTAAGCAATTTATTGTTAACAAACATTACACCACCTCGTAGCGCACCTGTTGGCATATAACTTGCAGGTTGTGTAAATGTATTTGCAGTAACATCAATGAACATAGGATTGTTTTGTCCAGCAGCGTAAACATTGCCATCTGGACCCATACAACCACCTATAGTTCTAGTTCCACCAGAGCCCATAGTTGTCATAATATTTGCTGTGGGATTTAGCACACGCGGACCACCACTGGTCAAATAATTAGTAAAATAAACATTACCATTTTTGCCATTAGCAGCACCTTGAGTGCTTACACTTGTGCCGGTAACACCATAAGTGTTGCTGCTTAAAACATTTGCTGTAACATCCATGCGTAACACATGCACATTTACATAAGGACCAAAGTATATATTTCCATCTTTGATACTTCTAACACCAGCAATATTTCTTGCTGCTGTAGTTCCACTTAATATTCCATAAGTGCTGGTAAATGCTGTATTTGCTGTGGTATTAATTACCAACATGTCAGATTGACCGATAGCATAAATTTTACCATTTGCTGCTACTGCGGTAAAGTATTTTTTATTACTTAGGCTTACACCCCAATCCTGCAGACTGTAAGAACTATTTGCTGGGTCAGCAACTAACACTTTGTTGTGATCATATGGTGGCCAATAAATTTTACCATCATCACCTAAACAACCACCAACAAAGTTATTTGTTGCTGCTGCGGTTAAATTTATACTGGTATTGACTTCTCTGGCTGTTAATGTTCTAGGATCTATTTCTAAAATAGTATTTGCACGCTTGGCACTGGGACACATGTAAACATTTCCGTTTGTGGGAAATGCTACGCCTGCTCTATAAGCATCTTGAACACTCCATATGGTTGCACCTAGTGCAACACTATTTGTTAATGTTCTAGTTCCTGTTGAAACCCAATTGGCTACACCGGCATTGGCTTCTGCAGGAGTCATGTTATACCACTGTGGTGTAGATGGTGCAACATTTGCAGCCGCGTTAACAAAGCCTCCGCGTGCGCTAAACATTATGCATAGCCCTTGCTGAGTGCTGCAAATACTGTTGTGCCATCTGTAAAGAAGTTTACAATGTCAATGGTGTTTGCTGCGGTGCTCAGTGTCTTTGATGCACCAGCAAACTTCCATGCACTGGTTACAGTTAACAATCTACCACCAGTTCCATCTTGTGTAATGATCAGCGTGCCACTTGAACCAACGCCTGCATTGCTTAGTGCAATGTTGCTGATGTTGCTGGTTGCAGTCATTGCAAAGATTGAACCATTAGCCATGTTAAGCGTAATGTTACCACCTGTGCTACCTAGGTCAACACGGGTCTCTTGGAACTGCTTTAAAGTAATATTTGTATTGGTTAGTGTTGTGCCAATGTTTTGATTAACCCATAATGTGTTACCACTGTTACGGAATAATATATCATTTGGTTGAACATTGGTTACATTAACGTCATGAATTTCATCAAGTTCAAAACCATTCTGCACACGCACCAATACTTGACCATTGCCTGCGTTGGCACGCTCAACTACACCAATAAACACATAGTGATCTGGTGATTGAGGTTTGACGTTGGTAAATGTGCCTGCAACATTACCTAGGTATAGTTTGTCACCTGCGGTATATGCACCTAGGTTCAATCCATCAACAACACCTTGGCTAACAATGTAACCTAGTGCACCAGCGGCAATGTCACTCTTAACAATACCAATTGTGGTTGCGCTGTTATTATCACTGTCATTTACTGCACGTCTAACTGTGGCTTTATCACCACTTGCACCTGATATGTAAACTACTTCACCTTTGCTTAGTGTGTTTGCTTCATCATTGCGTGCATACACAACAAGATCTTGCCCCATAAGCATGACATTGCTGCCACTGAGACCAACTTGGTGTGTGCCATAGTTTGAATTGTAAACAATTTGTCCACTGCTTGGTGCTGTTGTGCCTGCGGTATTGAATGCAACACCATTTACAACGGTGTTACCAGCATTTACATTGCCTGTAAATGTGCCAGTAGCACCACTGATGTTACCTAAGAATGTGCTTGCACTGACATTGCCAGCAGTTGTGATGTTTGCACCTTCAAATGTTGTTCTGGTTACACCATCTTCTGTTAGTATTAGACTGTTACTGCTTTGTGGTAATACCAAACTCCAATCTTTGGCAGTTACACCATTGGTTCTAGTATAGGTAAATGTGCCAGGTCCTGCATTGATGTTGGTAACACCTAGGTTTACACCTGTGGTTAAACCACTGTCAGTGTAAAGTTCATAGTATCTAACACCACTAGCTGTGATACCCTTAACATAGAATACATTGCCATTGAGCGCACCTGCAACTGTGCTGTTAGTAAATCCAGCAATGGTTACTGCTGTGCCATCTGCTAATCCATCAGGTGTAAATGTAAATCTTACGCGGTCTGGATTATTGTTACCATAATAGTTTGTGCCAACACCTGTTTGTCTAGATCTAACTGTTGTATTTGCAGTTGTTGAATTTCTATCAATGCTTAGTGCAATGTTGCCTTCACGGTTACTGTTAAAGTTATTACCATTGGTTACACTGACCTTTGCACCTGTTCTATTAGCAGTATCATTGAAATTGATCTGTGCAAAATGTGCGCCACTGGTTTGAACAGTATCAGTAATAGTATCTGTGCCATTTACAGTTTGATTGTAAAGTAATACAGCATTACCTTCACTGCTGCTAACATATGCTGGTGCAAAGATAATTGGTCTATGTGTGCCAGTGCTGTCTTGAGCACTTGAAACAAGTGTATTGCCCATACTGCTAGCAAGATATAAACTTCTGTGGAAGTTATTAGTATTTGGACTTGCAGCAAAATACATACCAACACCACTGTTAGTAGCGGTATTATCCTGTCCAGCAACAGCACTAATATATGCGGGTGGACCTATTGAACTTGGTGTTGTTAATGCTGATGTGGTTGACAACCAACTGATGCGCCCTAGTTCTTGATTCTTTCTTGCATAAGTTGATAATGGATTATCTGTATTCTTACCATTAGCACCAATGAATAACAAGCGTGGGCCAGCATTGGTTAATGATGTTGCTTGATATGTTCCTGTAGTATACTGTTTCAACAGCATCTGTGGGAAAATACCTTCTGCGGTTCCATAATCAACAGCAGGATCACTGGTGCCGTCCCAAACAATGTTTAGACCAAATGTTTGTTGACCATCATTTTCACCGCGGTTAGTTAAATCAGCGTCACCAATTGTTAAACCTCTGCGGAAGTTGCCTACTGTTTTGTCTGCGCTGAAGTCTGTGCGGGCAAACAAGAATGGTTTTAGAACATTGGTATCTATAGCGTAATCACTACCAGTGCCAATGCTGTATGCAAAGTTTGAAGGTATTGGACCATTTGGACCATAACCATATGCTAAACTATAATTGGTTAAGAAATTATAGTAAATGGTTTGAGCATCACCTTCATAATAATCAAATGCAGTTTCCAAACCTACCAATAATCCTGTGGTGCTGTCATATGCACCTGGATTTAGTGCGCCATAACTTGAGAATGGATCAATATTATCATAGAATAATGTATCTGTATAAAGTGCATTAGCACTCATAAAGATATTGCTGCCGCTGGCGCTTACAACATAAGTGCCAGGTGGGAATAATGTGAGGCTACCGGTGGTAGGTGCATCAATAATCACATGATATGGTGTAACATTGCTGATGCTCAGAGGATTGCCCTGTAGATCATGAATGTTAGCAACACCAGTAATTACATTGCTGCCTGTGGTAATGTTACCATCAAACACCAATGCTTTTAATTCACCTGATCCACTGTAACTGAAAAATGGTGCATTAAAGAAATCACCTGTTTGGCTAACACCAAAACCTTCACCTGTGATATTTGCGCTATGGGTTACATTACCATTGCGTTGGCGTGTGGTTACAGTAATCTGCTTATTGGTTGCCAGTGTTAGGTTTGAAGCAGTTTGAGTGCTTACACCATTTACATTGGCTAATGTGTTAGCCATGCCAATTGTGCCAGTTGCAGTAATTGGACCACCAGTTAAGTTTTCACCGGTGTTAATTTGCGTTACTGTGCCAGCACCTGCTAATCCTGTAATATTTGAACCATCACCGTATATATAAGCACCAATGATATTGCCAGTGGTTCGAATATTGCTGGTTAATGTGCCACCACTTAGGAGTGCGTTAACATTGCTGTCAGTATAACTTGTAACACCTGTTAGTTGACTGCCATTACCAAAGAAATATCCAGCAGTAATATTACCTGCTGTGTTAATTGCACCTTGGTATGCACCAATTGCAGAGTTTGCTCTAGCAGTGGTAAAGTATAGATTTGTGCCTTCATCAATATCAGTTGTGGTAATATTGTTTTGGATGAAACTGTTTACACGGGCATTGCTGTAGTATAGGTTTGTGCCTTCTGCAATATTGCTGGTGCTAAATTCTGTAAAGTCTAGAGCGATAGTCCCACTAGTATAACTGATGCCAGTGCCACCAATGAGACGAGCGTCCATAGCAGAGTTTGCTCTGGCAGTGGTAAACCAAAGATTTGATCCTTCAGCCAAGTCAGTGGTGCTAGTAGGAATTGGATAATATGTTGTGCCATTGTTGGTAAACTCCCAGCGTGTGGCTTGTTCATTCCACTTCAACATTGTGTTTGTTGCAGTAGGACGATTTGAAATAATTTCTACATTGGCATTTGTAGCAGCATTACTGTTTAGTGTAATCTTTTGGTCAGTTACATACAAGTCAGTAACATTTTGATAATTGATGTTACCTGTTGCGTTAATGTTGCCATTAACATCTAGATTACCACCAATTGTGATTGGGTTTGCTGCGGTATAAGCAGCAATTGCAGTATTAGCACGACCACTAGTAAAATATAAATTTGCACCTTCAACAAGATCTGTAGTTGTGAATGCACCCATGTTAACAGCAATATTATCAGCATTTACAGTAATACCTGTGCCTGCGCCAACATTTAGTGTAACATTACCACTGCTTCCGCCACCAGTTAAACCAGCACCGGCAATAACATCTGTGATGTCACCTGGTGTGCCAATGTAACTGATTACACCTGTGTTTGAATCATAACTGATATCACCGGTGCCACTGATCGATTGTCGGGCTCTTGCAGTAGTAAAGTATAAGTTGGTATTTTCAGATAAATTTGCAGTTGTTAAATTACCAAAGTTGCTGATATTGCCACTTGAACCTAATGAAATTGTTGTTCCGTTAACAATAACATTGCTGTTAGCAAAACTGCTATTTGGAATCAAACTGGTTGCATTAATCTTGTTTGTGGTAGCAACATATTGGCCAGCACCTTGATTAATAACAGAAATTAATGTATAACCACCAGCATTGGTATTGATTTCTTTATCATTATTGGCCCACTGCCAATTAGTCCAATTGCTGGCAAATGTAGTTGTATCTAATGCATGTCCACCAATAATATCCTGTGCAAGAATAATTAGTGCGCCACCGCCTGTGGTTAAGTTTTGAAAATTAATGCCAGTAACATTGCCCACAAGATTAAATTTGTGAATAGTGCCATTTTGAATATTTGCAGTTATGTTTCCGCTAACACCAAATGTTTCATATAATGTTTCGCTGTATTCTTTTAGTTTAACATTACCTGCTTGTATTGCACCCAATACAGATGAATTGCTGAATGCAGCATTGGCGTCAAATCCAATTACGCCTGTGGCAACATTATAAAGTATTGGAGATGTGTTGCTGATTGATTGACGAATTTCAGCATTGCTGATAGCAGCAGTTTCCGCTATAGTTAAACTTAGCGGTGTTGAACTAATGATAACATTAGAACTTTGTGTAATTACATTTGTAACTGGACCTGTGTCATCTGATACAGATATAACACTACTTGTGGTAGTAACATTTATATTATTTGTAGTTGCGTTAAGGGTAACATTAGCCATGTAATTACCCTCTTAAGAAGTCAGTGTCTGGAAGCCGCCCTGTGCGACAGTCTCAGTTGTAGGATCTCCTGGAGTCACGCCTGGTTCCCATCTTTCTAAGACTAAGAATCTAACAACTTCTTTAGTAGCAGTAAGTCCTGATCCTGTTGCCCATTCCATTCCAACTACTGTTGCTGCAACTTTAGTGCGTGCATTTGGTAAAATCTTACCAGTGTATCTATTTGAAGGTATAGTAAATGAAACTATACCAGCAGCAGCACTGGCATTATTAATATATGAACTGCTCACTGTGCCAACATTGGCAAAGTATCCTAAAATTGTTGTATCGGTGAAGTTTGGATCACCTGTAACGCGATCATATGTAACATCGCTTAAAACAATTGTTTGATAATCAGATGAGAATTGATATGCACTTACATCTGTGTTGAAATTAAAAGTATAGGTTTTCTGACTGCGGGGGAACATTTCGATAACAATGGTATCTGGTCCACCGATATAATCAGCAAAATCTAATAGTCTATTTGACATGGGCGTCTCCTGAAGGAACTTCTCTACCTGCTGAGGCCTGTAGAGCGTGTATTCGTATATTTATTATATTTTTAAACTTTGTTTAGGAAAGTGCCGTAAAATGCGTTCACATTGGCATTTCCACTCACAGTTACAGCAGTGATATAGGTATTGCTTAAACTATTTCGAGTTGGTATGCCAAATATTGTTGTGTTTGATGCAACCAATCCGCCAGAGCCTTGTAAATTAGCAAAACTAAAATTGCCTGTAAATGCAGTATTGTATGTTGGACTAGATGGATTAGTATCTACCCAAATAAATTCTCCCGAGAACGGTCCAAAATAAACATTACCATCAGGTCCTAAACAACCACTAGGCATAAGTTCTGTGCCAAATCCTGCACCGCTTGGTGTATTTGCTGTTATTCTAATACAGGTATTGCTATAAGGATTATATGCTATCAATGCATTAGCATCACTTATACCATAGATGCGGCGATCAGCGCCTAATACTGTGCTAAAAATACCTGTGCTTCTTTGACCACTTATATTACTGATTGAACTAAATGTAAATCTTGTAGTAGAATTTGCAGTATGATTGAAACGAATAATATTATTACCACCATATGGCATCAAATATATATTACCATCCGGATGTCCAACACCGCTAACAAATTCTCTATTTCTAATAGCATCAAATGGATTGTAAGTGTGATTGACACTTGTATTGGCAACGGTATTTGCACTTACATTATATACAACTGATCGAACATTGCCGGTGCCTGCTCCACAACCAAAGAAAATAACATTATTATAAGGATTATGCACAGCAAAATTAACAAGGGTGTTGACGACTGCTCCACTATCGGCAGGACCAATTGTAAAACGTCGTTGTGCTCGATTTGTAGGATTGTATTCTAAAAAAGTATGACGTGTTGGTGATCTAACTTGGTTATACACATAGATATTGCCATTATGTGGGCTTAATGCTCCATTATTTACAAAGTCAGCTGCACTTGGACTATCTTGAACAAAAGTATTTGAAACAGGATTATAATTTATAATAAATGTATTTGAAACAGCAGTAAGATAACCCGCACCTGGTAGAAAAACAATATTACCATTTGGTGCAATTAGTCCACTACGCCATCCATTCTGTGATGAAGCATTAGCAAGAAAATTATATCTACGACTTGCTGTTCTACTTACAACTTCTCTAAAACCAACAGCACTAGTATTGCCCACAAAGAATGTAGTGCCGCCATCACTGCTGCTTAGTTGCAAAGTATATGTGCCAGTTTGTCTAAACACATTACCATAAACGCCAATAAAGTTATTAGATAGTTCTGCACTAATTTGTGCATTACTGGGCTGTGTGGGCCAAGCAGGTATATATGAAGTAATACCAACCACTGTGTTACCAAATGCTAGATTTGCATTTGCCAAAGTTTTACTGATAATAACATTACCAATACTGCCTGTGGTCACAGTTGCACAAGCAAGATTATCACTGAATGCACTATTGCTTAGGCCACTAAAATTATAGAATAAATTTGCATTTTTTCTATTTGTTGTAATTCTATGATCTAATCTATTATCAAAATTAAAATATGCTAATTCTAAATTTGATACTTGTGCATTTGAAGTAAATGTTGTGCTCACAGCAAGATTGCTGCTTGTTGTGTTATTGCTACGCAATGCCCAAACAAAACTTACATTATCATGTGTGCTTAGAGTTTTTTCCAATGATATTGTGCCATTGGCTGCGCTGGTTATGTTACCATTTGCTGTGCTATCAGTAAATTGATTGTCTGTTGCGCCAAATAATCTATAATTGATTACTGCATTATTTCTATTGCTGGTGGCAGCAAAAGTCAACACACTTAGGTTGCTGTTTGAAATACCTGTAATGTTTACAGTGGGTGAGACATTTACATTGTTGCTTAATACAAGACTACCGGGTGTTACATTGTTTCTTAAGATACTGATGCGTGTTGAAAACACATCATATGAAATAGCATTTCTAGTTATAACTATATTGCCATTGCCATCAAAACTTATGTTACCATTTACTGCACCATCATAGAATGTGCTTTGTGCACCTTGCAAATCATAATACACAGTTGTGAAAGGTCGATTGGCATTAACTGTATAAGTTACAGTTGGATCAATATAACTTGCAGTTGCACTAATATTCAATGCTGGTGTAACATTGGCAGGTGCACCTGGTGGATTCTTACTGTTTAAACCAAATCGACTTGCAACTGGCATTTTATTCGCCTGCTTCTTGCGCTTCTTGTGGTTCTTGTGGTGATGTTGTCACTAATGGTGCCTTTGGATCTGGTGCACCTTCCGGTCTAGCAACAAGATGTTGAATAATATTATGTTCAAATTCATATTCCATATGCGCTCCTTAAGGCTTTACGGGCCAAACAATTTCATCTACACTATTTACACCTGCAAAAGTGTCAGGCATATCTCGTAATTGTTGTCTATACACAGTCCATGCGGTTCTTTGCTCAGTGGTTAAATTGTTATCGGGCAATTGTGACCAGTCGCTGGCATCCAATAACCTTTTTCTTTCTACTCGAATGTAAAAGCCCGCATCAAATGGTCGAACTATTTCTTCTATGGCACCTGTGCTGATATTGACAGTAAAGTCACGCAAACTTTTATTATCAATCTGTCCATCAACATATGCCCACTGCGGATTCATTTTTAGATTAAGAGCAAGATGTTCATCCGTGAAACTTCTACACTTTATGATCTTGCCTGTGTCCTTATTATAAATTATTCTATAACTCACAGTTACTCCTCGGCACTCTTGGTGATCTTAACCAATTGCACATCGATTGAATCAAAATATGGTGGATACAGCACATTGGCAACATTGGCTTCTGGTAATGTGGTATAACCAATAGCATCCAGTGATGCTTGAACGGGCACCATGTCTGCGCTTACGCTGGGTTCAATTAAACTTAACACAGCAGCATCCAATTGAATGCTTTCTGATGATTTAATTGAAACTAATGGACCTGTTAAATTATCACCTTCGGTGCCTGAGCCGCCACCATCAAACACCACATATGTTGTAGCAGTAGCATTACTGAATTCCACATTGGCTCGTGGTCCAAATCCCACATTATATGTGATTGGTGTGCCATTGCTGTAATTATATACACCACCCAATTGTGCAGTTGCATCTAGTCTATAATAACCTTGATATAGATCCTGTGTGGTCCAAAACACTGGATCAACCACATCCACATAGGTATTGCCTGGTGTTAGGTCTAGACCTATAGCACCAATATCTTCTAACTGTGTGCCTGGTCCATAAGTGGCTTGATCCTTTTGGAAGATTCTATTCTGCACATTAATTGGTATGCCTGCAGGATAGGTATTAGCAGGTGAAGTAAGACCTGTTTGACTGTCCATCCATTGCAGAGATATTGTAACATTGTTATTGGCTAATCCGCGTGATACTAAACCAGTTAGCGGCACACCTATAACATTGAATGTGTTTGAAGGATAAAAACTATTGGCAACTGGTGCAGGAATATATTCTGTAACCACATTGTTGCCGCGGTCAATATTGCCTGTGGCAGTATCATACATGTTTACAATTAATGTATCATAGGTCATTAAGTTAGCAGCACCTACACTAAATGCAGCAAATGGTGTGGTATTTGAGAATGAAACACCATAGGTTGAAATAATGTTTGCAATGCTGTCTGTGGTTGTAAAACTGCCATTAGCATTGTATTGGCGTGCAGGTTCATTCATATTATCTGCAATCCAAACCCAATTGCGTGTGGGATTTACCGCAGTATTATAGATCCAGAAGCCATTGATATTGGTATTGCCTTTGGGTGCGCTGCTGCCAGCAACATCATGATCATAAACACTTGCGTTATATTCTAACAGAGTTAGATCATTATATAACATACCATCTGCTTCTTCTGATTCAACTGTTCTCATCACACGGAATAGTTTTTCATTAAAGCCATAGGTATCATTGTCTAATTTAACCACATCACCCACATCAATGGGTAGTGTTGTGTAATCACCTTTTGCAGTTACAACCATATTGTAGCGACCTTGACGCAGATCAATATTGGCTAGGTTAGTTGCTCGTGCTCTATCATTAAGCATGTCATAACGCACATTGATCTTGTTGTCTGGTTCATTTGGTGCTCTTAGGCCTGAATCAATTTCTAAGAATACTGTGTCAGTTTGATCCTTTTGCACAAAACTAGCAAATTCAACTTCATATTGATTGTAAAGACCGAATAGGTCTGCGCTGGTTACTGTGATCGCGCCTACTAGATTATCATCACTGAGCACAAAAGCATTGGCTAGGCTAGCATTGCTTTCTGCTTGATTAACCACAATACTGAATGCACCTGTTTTGTTATTATAGGTTAAAAATGAACCACTGCTTTGTAGAATTTTGTTTACATTGTTTTTAATGCTGTCGTGCGTGCTGAGCGCACCATCAATCAAATAACGACGATGTGTGGTAGTAACATTTGCACTGGTTACATAATCCACATTAGCCATGGAATAATTACTCCAATTATTCCAACTATCTACATCTAACCAACTGTTAGTGCTAGTGCCAATGAATACTGTGTTACCACTCCAATATGCAGGGAACATAACATTGCCCATGCCATAGCGATCACTGTTTAAATAATCTAGAAATACACCAGCTGGATTAGTTAGATTATTATAAAGACCAAATGTAATTGCATCTAGGCCAGTGAATCCATTATCTGGATCATAATCAATTTCTACAATAGCAAAAACCAATCCACTCATGGTATTGCTTGCACTCCAATTTAAGAATTGTCCTGTGCCACTGCCATAAGCATTTACTTTATTTGTGGTTGGAAAGATTTGATTGGTGCTGCTGCTACCGCCTGCATAAACACGCACACGCATTCTACCATTGGGATATTTTTTATCCGGTGCTACCGCAGTTGAACCTGTGGCATTCGGATCAATTAATTGTGTTACAATATGAGAACTTGTGCCACTGCCAAATACCAATTCAGCATCACCACGGAATATTTTATCTATGGTCCAAGTTTCTATAGCAGAACTAGGCGCACCTCGTGCTGCGCTGTAGAGGTCACTGGT